GGATGTTGTTGGTTCTCATTGGCACCGTACCCAAAGGTTTCGGAGTTGCCACCAGCATCGGAGATTTTCAAATTAGGGACTCGATTCATCGAATTCAACTGAGGCACGATGCCTCCGGTGGCGGTGGCGATTTCTCGGAGCGCTTCGCCAGGCAAGACCGTAGCACTGAGAATGCCTTGGTCGGCAGTGGCGGGCTGCACCGATCGGACGCGAACGCCAGCGGAGATGACACGCGCTTTCGTGAAGACGGCATTTGCACCTGCAGCTTGCGGAAAACCTGTAAAGGCTGCGGCATAGGTGTAAGGCGCGCTAGCCGACGTCGAAGTCCAGAAAGGAAGAAAACAACGCGGGTGGAAAACCCCTGACCATGTACCAGATCCGGTGGAATAAACAGACCGAGAGTAGCAGGTGAAGACGGAAGTAGGAAGTGAGCAATCAACGCCAGAGCGTGCAGGACCGCAATCGAAGGGGTTATTCAGACAAGCTAGATACTTGGTGAACTCGTCCGTCGCTGGGGTTCGGCCCACTGACGCTACGTACCCCGCCTGTTGGTTCCTGAACGACTGTTGCTTTCGCCTTTGCGCGGCTTTGTTGGTAGGCTGCGCAAGACTGAGCAGTGTTGTGTTGAGGTTCGTGCGGGCACTCTGCAAACTTCGTCCGCGACTTGCGCGGCTTACTGTCTGCTGAGACTTCGGACGCCTTTTGGACGTCGTCACTAGACTGATCGATACCATTCTGTTCAGGGAAAAGGGGTGCTTTGGGTTGCTGGGGAGCTATCTTGTAAAGGACGGCGTGCGGAGATGGGTGATGCACAAAATCAGAATGAACGAGTTTGTCGCCGTCCTGAACCAACGAGCGAACTTTGAGGACCAGAGACGCGAGTTCAGTACGCTCTGCCAATGGAGCTGCGCAAGAATCATGATATCGCAAAAAGCCGGCAGGACCAATCATGGCGTCCGCGTACTCTGAAACGTACTTGGTAGCGGCCTTGACTTGTCCCACTTTGCCATGCAACTCAGAACAAAACTTGACTATGCTCTTGGACACGCGCGTGGGGTAACCGGTGAAGTTGTCTGGGTCCCGTAGGTCCATGTTCCAACCGATAAAACTCACATGCGCGAGGTCGCTATCATCCGAAATGTCTTTCACACGCAGACCGAGGTCCCTAAGTGATGATTCAAGATGGGCCTGGGATTTTGTAGTGAACTCAATAGCATCGTCGCCCATTGTGAAAGCATACTCAGAGCCAGCTTTCCAACTGCACATGGCACGGACGTGAGAGTTCGTGGTGGAAGTGTTGAAGGAACCACTCTTTTGGATGCCACAAGGGGGAACGTACCGGGACCCGTCACCGCACACAAATTGTGCGTTGGCGAACAACCACTCAAACCCAACGGCGACAAACCACCAAGGAGACTCACGAGACAAGCCGTACTGAAGACGGCGGTATTCGAGGTCAGCTCCGATGTGGTTGGGAGTTACGCAAAAATCA